ATGTAAGCATAATCAACACTGTAAAGGGGATCTTTACAAGTGATGGTTCTATGAACACCCTATTGGATTTTGAGCGTGTACTAGACGAATCTGATATTTATGCGTATAGAAACTGGGAATTAGGAGAGTTAGTCCAGGGTCCTGACGTGAAACGATATACAGTAAGTTGTATATTCATGTGGCCCTATCATCTTATGCCAGATCCTAGCGGTGCTAAAAGATTAGTATCGATTGGCTGTACTGTAAAGTTCGCTAAGACTAAGATCAAAGTTCCTGTAGAAATAAAAAACTATGACGATTATGTTCCAGGAACAAGATATCCTAAAATGTCTTCCAAAAAGGTATGGTTGGTATTTGTTCAAATACCTAAAGAATTGCTAGATGATGTCAAACAAGGATTTATTGACCTAGCCGGTTCTACTATTGATTTAGAAGACCTAGAAGATGCATATGATGATGACTTAGATAAAGAAGGCCTAGATCAAGATGAGGATCAGGCAAACATAGACGCACAAGAAGCACAACCTGCAGCCGCTCCCGCTGTTCCACTGGCATAATGATATGACTTCTAAAATACTCAATGAAGGATTAGATTATTTGGATATGGTAGGGCAAATTGATCCTAAAATATCAGTGGATGAATACGAAGCTAAAAACGGTAAAGATAGTGATATAGTTACTATAGCCTTTACTGTAAATAGCGAGGCTGCTGGCAATGACTTAGTAGATTGGTTTGAGCGAGGATATGATTGGATAGTAGATGCTAGTCTCAGTGAGGGTGAGGTATCTCCTGGTAAAAGCCTAGTGTTTGTCGAGTTAAATCGTAGAAGCACCGTTCCTCTAAAGATAGTAGAACTATTGACTGATCTAAAGACATTAACTGATTTTGATATCTCCGATTGGTCTATAAAGCTAGATAGTAAGACTTATAAACCTGAGGTTGATATCTTGAAACAAGTAATCATTACTTCCCCGCATGACTATCGCATGGATGAAGAAAAAGAAAAAGAGATTAACGAGATGCGTGAAGTTGCAGGCATCCCTACCAAAGATATATACAAACAAGATGCCGAGATAAGGGCGTTCAAAGCTATGGCAGGGTTGTAACATGGCAGCAACGATCCTTCCTAAAAAGTCTACTACAGAAACTCCAATAGCAACAGATGACGATCATCATGCCGCTTTAGCGGCTGATCCTACAATAAGTCAATTCCCAGTTAACAGTACTTTTGGGTCAATCAGTTCACCCTCTAATAGTTTTGGAAGTTCATCATTTAGTAGCGGTAGTTCAGGATTTGGATCAGGCTCTTCTACTAGTACAGGATCAGTTGGTACTGGTAACATGAATGTAAATTCAGGTACGCAGCCGGTTCTTACTGCGGCCGGTTCTAATGCAGCACAAGGTGCAGAAGTATTAGTAGAGAATACTAATACTGATTGGATCAACAAGAAATGGCGCCCCATGATGGGTTGGATGTATATGGTTACATGTACTGCTGACTTTGTAATATTTCCAGTATTATGGAGTATCCTACAAGCATTAAGTCACGGTAGCGTAACAAGTCAATGGCAACCCCTAACCTTACAAGGTGCTGGGCTATATCATTTGGCTATGGGTGCAGTGCTTGGTATTGCAGCATATGGACGTACCAAAGAAAAGATTGAAGGTAAGTCCTAAACATTTGACTTTAATTTTGTAATCTGCTATACTTAGTTATATGGACCATTATCAAATATTAGGTGTAGGCAAAACTGCTACCCCTGAAGAAATCAAACATGCATATCGTAAGCTAGCTAGCAAACATCATCCTGATAAAGGAGGTGATACCGCTATGTTTCAAAAGATCCAAACCGCTTACGATACATTGAACGACCCAAACAAAAGAGTGGAATACGATAACCCACATAGAGGTTTCAATGCCCAACCTGGTGCAGGTTCTCACTTCAATTTTGGCGGCGACTTCAATGACTTGTTCAGCAATATGTTTGGACAAATGCATGGTAGACAACAACAACGAGCACCACAGGTATTTAGGACTTCAATTGGAGTAACTCTACAACAGGCATATCTTGGAGATCAACCAACTTTACAGTTGCAAACTCCTACTGGAATACAAACAGTAAAAATTCAAGTACCCAAAGGAGTTCATAACGGTAATAATTTTAAGTTAGACGGGATTATCGAGGGTGCAAGTCTTATGGTAGAATTTAGGATAGCCAAAGACTTGACATTCGACAGACAAGGTGATGATTTGATTTGTAATCATCCTATATCTGTGTTAGACTTGATCGTTGGTAATTCATTTGAATTCACTACAATATCAGGGAAAACTTTGGAAGTAACCATAAAACCTAAAACACAACCGTTCTCACAGTTGAAAATGGCAGGACAGGGTATGCCCATATATAATACTGATAAGTACGGAGACCAAATCATCTTGCTTAAACCCTATATTCCTGATAATATAGATCAATCGATTATAGATAGTATAAACCTAATAAAGGAGCAGAAATAATGACTAACTCGCCTGAAATTGAAAGCATCATCGAATCAGCAATTGAAAGTTCTAAACAACGAAAACAACAATATGTAACTGTAGAACATTTGCTATTAGCACTAATCACATATAAACCATTCACTAAATGTTTGGATAGCTTTGGTGTGGATACTGAAACTATGGCACAAGAAGTAGGATCATATCTTGACGGACTTCATGCGATTATCACTACTGATCCAGAAACAGTTCCTAGAAAAACTAACTCATTAGAACGAGTTATGAATCGCAGTGTTACTCAAGTACTGTTTACCGGGCGTAATCAAGTCACTACTATCGATCTATATCTTAGTATCTCATCTGAGGGTAACAGTCACGCTCATTATTTCTTGCTAAAGTATGGTATCAATAAGAATGAATTCGTAACACATTGGCAACACAACTACAAAGGTGTTATGTTTGCTAATTCATTGACTGAAAAACAAGCTGATGATATTTTGGAAGAATTCACTACTAACTTGACTACTTTAGCAGGTCAAGGAAAGCTAGAACCTCTTATTGGTCGTAGCAAAGAACTTGATGATATTGTGAATGTGTTAGCTAAACGATTTAAGTCTAATGTGCTTATGGTTGGTGATCCTGGCGTGGGTAAAACTGCAATCGCTGAAGGAATCGCACAGATGATCATCAATAAAGAAGTCCCTGACTTCCTACAAGATCATCAGCTATATTCATTAGAGATTGGTTCATTACTAGCAGGTAGCAAGTATAGAGGAGACTTTGAAGAAAAAGTCAAAGCGGTACTTGATGCGTTGAATACTAAGAAAAAGGCTATTCTATTCATTGACGAAGCACATACAATGCAAGGCGCAGGAGCATCAAGCAGCGGCAGCGTAGACTTTGCTAACATGATCAAGCCGGCTATCACTAAAGGAACATTGAAGGTGATTGCTAGTACTACTTGGGAAGAATACTACGAATCATTTGAAAAAGATCGGGCCTTGATGCGTAGATTCTATCGGATCAGCATTGATGAACCTGCGTATGATAGCACTATCCGCATCTTGTCCGGTCTATCACAACGGCTAAATGACTTCCATGACGTAGTTATCACAGAAGAAGCTATCAAAGCAGCAGTGGATAGTTCTGCACGGTATATTCATGATCGCAAGAATCCTGACAAGTCTATTGATCTACTTGATGCTGCGTGTGCTAAACAACGAGTATTAGGTAATAAGGGTATTGAGATTACCAAAGATTTAGTATTTGATCAAGTAGAAAAGTTTACTGGTGTACCTGCTGATAAACTAAAGGGTGATAACCGTGAACTGATTGGTAATTTGGAAGTTAATATCAAGAGTAAACTATATGGGCAAGACGAGACTGTAGAGAAAGTATTAGAACGGGTATATGTAAGTTTTGCTGGTATTGGTAATGATACTAAACCTACAGCTAGCTTCTTGTTCTTAGGACCTACTGGTACAGGTAAAACTGAACTTGCTAAACTACTCAGCAAGAATCTTGATATGCCGTTGTTGAAGTATGATATGAGCGAATATAGCGAAAAGCATAGCGTATCAAGTTTGATTGGGCCGCCCCCTGGCTATGTTGGGTTTAATGATAGTCAAGTATCCGGTGGTAGATTGATAACTGACTTGAGCAAGAATCCGCATTCTATCATGTTGTTTGATGAAGTAGAAAAGGCTCATCCGGATATCTTCAATATCTTCTTGCAGATGCTGGATGAGGGTAGGATCACTGGTTCAAATGGTAAGGTGGTTAGTTGTAAAAACACTATCATTATCATGACCAGTAATCTTGGTAGTGCAGATAGTGAACGCAATAATATTGGATTTGGTGAGCAAGAAAAGACCGGAGAAGATGATCGTGCATTTAAGGAATTCTTCAAGCCAGAATTTAGAAATAGGTTGGACATGGTCTGTAAGTTTACTAAACTGGATATGTTGGCTATCAAGAAGATCGTAGTCAAGTTTGCTGATGAACTTAAAAAGAGCCTTATTGATAAGCATAATATCACATTGATATTGAGTGAGGCTGCTATTGACCATTTAGCTGATAAGGGCTATGATAATAAGATGGGTGCTAGACCGTTATCTAGAAAGATTGATGAGTTGATTCGTGTTCCGCTAAGCAAGAAGATTTTGTTTGAACATATCAAGAACTCTACAATCACGGTAAATATGAACAGTGAAGATATTGAGTTTGTGGTTGCACAAAAATTGACAGGAAAGGTAAATTCAGATGGGGTTATTGAGGTCAGTTGATTATTTGCCCGGTATTGATCAAGTTGAATATAGGGAACAATATTATTTCAACAAATATATGTACCGCGCCAATTTGACTATGGCTGGAATCAGAAAAACTTCCTACATAGATGATTTTGAAGAATTCAAAAGTAGATTTAGTAATGAGGTTAATACTTATAATACAGTAAATTTAGATACTAAAAAGGAAATCCTAAAAAATTTCCCCTTTATCAAACGGTATATTAAATGGAAAAAAGAACATAGAGAGAACAAAGATATAACCATCAGACAAGAATGGGATACTGTTAGTGTGTTTAGTAATGATCTATCTTTTTTACAAGGATTACGGAAATTAGGAACTAAAGTAGCGATAGAATTCACTAAAGTAGAATGCCAATCTGAGGTTGGAGTGAAATATTTTATGCAAGAACCTAAACATAAGTATAGGGTTTATATTAAATCCAGGAGAATATCAGACGAAGTTCTTAACGAATTACGAAGATTACTTATATCAACCGACTTATTTCCAAGCAATGCATTGAGAATTTGGTTAGAAACCGATGAGTGGACTACTAATACGCCGATTCGCGTACCGTTTAGATCACCATGGACTAGCCAAACACATTTTATCGAATATGATAATGAAAGCAGTTTAAGCTATTTGGCTTTATTATACGGGAATTTATTGTCAAAACGATATAAGTTAGAAAAGCGTCCAGAACCTGTCTAGAATGATAAATACTCTATAATGGAGTATTTTCATGGCAAAGATAATTGAGGATGCAATAGTAGTCAGATTCAGCAAAATCGTCAAAGATAGTGAGACTGATACCGGTGGATTAGTCAATACTGATATTCAACAAGCCTTAGAGCAGGTTGCTCAGGAATTGGTTGGTAGCAGTGTTGTAGTTGAAGTGGTGAGAGCAGAATGAGTCAGTCTACTACACTAATCCTACTACCACAAACTGCCTATGATAATCCAGGTAATGGTGCATCTTATACTGTGGTTGGGAATTCCCAACCCGCAGCCGCTTTTTATTTAGGTAATAGGAATTTACAAACCGTAAACATCAACTTGTCAGGGGTCACGGGAAACATAGTTGTCCAAGCTAGTTTAGCAACTACTCCCGTCGATGCTGATTGGTTCAAAGTATATGAATTAGAAGCCAATGCTAATGCCGCTGCTAACTCAGCTCCGCAGATCGCTAGTAATGCATCAGTATATACTAACATTCAGGGAAATTTCGTATATATGCGGGCAAAGATTGATGCTTTTGAAGGCGGTACGGTTAACTTTGTTAAACTCAGCTATTAAGGATTAACATGAATATACTTACTGAAGGTGGTAATGTAGTTCCTAATGCTGTTCCTATAAAGAAAAGCAATTTCTCTGCGGCCATGAATAACTTAACAAAAGTATTACCTAAGGGAATGAATTTGTATCCTATAGGTAGTGCAGGCAAAAAAGAGATAAGCAGCGATATTGATGCATTGATCGATTCTAGTGAATTGATGAAAGCGTTCCCGACAAAGGAACTAAAGCTAAGCCGCAAAGCATTAGAAGATTATTTAAAGGCAAAGGGTTTATTTGCTGCACGTACAGGTGTAAGTATACATGTAGGTATTCCAACTGGTGCTGGTGATGAGATTGTTCAAGTCGATCTGATGGCAGTTGATAACGCTAAAGAGGCTCAACCGTTACATACTCACGACTATACTGATCCTACCATGAAAGGCGGAACCCTTCATGCGATGTGGGCTGATTTAGCAAACTTGAGCAGTATTGAAGGTCACCCTAGCTTGATGATGAGCCCTTATAAAGGATTGGTTGATAGAGAAACAAAAGAGGTACTCACAATTAATAAAGATGCTATCGCTAAAATCATTATAGGTCCAACTGCAACAGCAGATGATATGGGAAATCCTACAAAGATGATGAAAGCATTACAACAATATCCTGAAAAATACCGTGCTATCAAAGAAAAGTATTTTAGTGATGCTATACGAGAAGGTAGTTTAGAATGGTTCCGTAAGACATTGGATATAATCAAATGAGATCCAATGAGTTTTTAACTGAAGCAGCTAAACCTACAGTAGGTCGTAAATATCAGCACATTGAAGATTTAGTATTAAGCAATGGTTATACTGGTGCTATGCATGCCATAGAACGTATGCGTCATATGGGTGAAGAAGGTGGGACTATCGAATTAAAGTGGGATGGTATGCCAGTAGTATATTGGGGGCGTGATGATAACGGTGTGTTTAGTATGATACCTAAAAACGCTTGGGCATATCTAAAAAGCGGTAAGACACAAACAGCAAGCGGTGCACCAACAGTAATGACCAGCCCTAAAGATGTACAAGCATTCATCTTAGGCACAGGCTCCGGTGATCCAAAAGAACGTCAACAATTCGCTAATCAGTTCGCTAATTTATGGCCCTACTTTGAACAGATAAGTCCTAAAAAGGGATATCTGGAAGGTGGGTTATTATTCTATCCAGGTACTAAACCAAATGGTGAAAGTGCTATGCCTGTTTATAATAAGTCAACTGATACATATGATTTTACACCAAACATCACTACATTCCATGTTCCGGTAAATAGCGAGTTAGGTAAAAAGATAAAGACAGCTAAATTGATGGTTGCTGCTACCGGGTATTTTGCTACATTAGGTAGTACAGATGAGCAACGTTATCCAGATGCACAAAAACTAAGCAAGCCGGGTATACTAGTCCAAGGTACTACTTATGTACAAGAACCGTTAGAGTTAGACAAACGTGGATTAGATGCATTAGAAAAGTTTATACAAGCTAACAAAACAAATATAGATCGATACTTAGTTCCCAAATCAGGAATGAAAAGTCCAGGTGGAGAGTTATATACATATCTGAATCAACATTTACGCACTAAAGGTCTATTGAAAGATTTTCCAGCATGGGCTAAAGCTAATCTAAGTACAGGGAAGCAAGAGATATTGTTTGCTGATCCAGAAGGATTGAAAGCTACATTGGGTGCGGTAGAAGCCTTAGGAAATGAAAAGCAACAACTGATAAATCTGTTAAGCCAAGGAACACACGGTGGGATAAAACAGACTAAACCTGAAGGATATGCACAAGCACATCCAGGCAAACCTTTCTCGCATGATATACCAGGTCAATTTATCAAAACGATTGATCAAACTAATTGGACACCTAGGAAATGACACAAGGCAAAGCTATAGTAATAGGATGGGGAAGGGGAATGGGACATACTGGTCACGATGCCCTAGTATCTGCTGTAATACATCAAGCAGAACAAACCGGTTCTACCCCGTTGTTTGTAGTATCACGTAGTTTTGGAAAAGATGATCCGATACCACCTGAGAAAAAAATAGAGATGTATCAAAAGAAGTTTCCTAAATATGCTAAAATGTTTAGATTACCTCCAGCAGACAAACCCACACTTAACGATGTACTTACTGATTTAGCCGCAAAAGGATACACTGATGTTACGTTAGTAGTTGGTGCAGATCAAAAAGAGGCATTTGGCTATCTGACGCGTCCAGATAAGTCCGGCGTAGAACCCTACAAGAAATTTGGATTGAATAGTTTAAATGTGATGAGTAGACAAGACACTAACGCTCCAAGCAGTGATCCAAAGAGTCCTGACTATCATGAAGGTCCACGTGCTACACCAATGCGTGAAGTATTACTGGACCCTACAAAAAGTGAGGAAGAACAGTTTGCTGTCTGGCGTCAATCAATGAGTCCTGCATTAAATGATAAAGAAGTATTAGATATGATGCATATTGCTAAAGATAACCTAGTTAAGTTCAATGCACCAAAGGTAAAAGCAAGGAAACTTAAAGAACAGATAACTAAAATCAGGCCCTTGATAAAAGAAGCAAGTATTAAACAAAAGATCACATTACTAAAATTGATGAAGGAATCCTTTATTGCTAGGAAAAAGTTATTAGAAAATAATTTAGATATTGAAGTGCAATCTATGGCACACGATATGGGAGATGATTTTGGTGATGAAGAAAGCACAATAGAATTGATTTCTAAATATTTTGGTATATCGATTGACCAAGCTAGGGCTATTCTAAATAACACTATTGTATCCGAAACTAATGTTCCCGAAAGTGCAGATTATCTAGAAGAAAAATAATTCCATGTGGTCCATCTGACGTAAATATGTATATCTTTAAAGAGGATAACATGGCAACAAAGAAACCAAAAAAGACTGAAGAAAAAACTGTTCCTGTAGAGCAATTGCAGGAAATAGTAGATCAAGCCGCACAACAAGCACCTCAGCAAGCACCTGCTGAGCAAGCTCCGCAAGCAGGACAGGTTCAAGTAAACGTAGATTTTTTGCGTACAACTAGGGTTCATATATCTATGCCCTGTTATGGTGGTATGTTAACTGAATCTACATTTATGAGTTTTATCAAATGGGCCAATACTGCCCGTCAACTGAACATCGATTGGACTCTAGAAACCATGGTCAATGAATCATTGATCAGTCGGGCTAGAAATACACTAACAGCTAAGTTCTTAGACATGCCAGAAGCCACTCATTTGTTCTTTGTGGATGCTGATATTGGCTGGGAACCTTGGCATTTACTAGTATTACTCAATCGCGATAAGGATGTTATCGGTGGACTATATCCAATGAAAACTATGCCTATCAAGTGGGTGGTTAACGGATTTGAGGGTGCAGCAGAAGGCCCTGATGGCTTGCAAGAAGTAAGTAAAGCAGGTACTGGTTTCTTACTAATGAAGAAACATGTATTTGAAAAATTGAATGCTCATCCTGCTGTAAAGCAATATAAAAATGATATCGGATTAGATCCAAAGTATGATAAGCATCTAAAGACTTACTTTGACACAGCGGTAAGGCAGAATCGTTATTACTCAGAAGATTGGACTTTCTGTGAAAACTGGCGTGATATGGGTGGTCAAATATGGGTAGATAAGCGAGTGTTACTACGCCATAGCGGTTCTTATGTATTCTGTCAAGAAAATCAAGAACATTTGATGAACTCAATTGGGCCTATGTTCATTGAAAGACAACAAAGTATGGGATTGAAACTAGTTGACAAAGACGGGAATGAAGTTAAATCAGTAAAAGCGCAATAAAGTAAGTGATACAGATAAAGCCCCGCAAGGGGCTTTATCTTTTGATAAATACAGTATGAATTTCACAGACCTAACCGATTTTAATATATCCGACGCAGTTACTTTCCATGATAAATTGAATCCAAAATTATGGCAAGGACAACACCTACGACCTGAAGTCAAAGATCAACTTGAGATAATAGCACAAGATTTCCTACAAGAATTAGGTGTAAAGGATCTAGATGTCAAAGACATCACTGTTTCCGGAAGCAATGCAGCATATAGTTATACTCCGCATAGTGACTTAGACCTACACATTTTAGTTGATATGTCTGGAATGTCAGATGATGCTATATACAAAGAACTATTCAATGCAAAAAAGACCATATACAATGATACACATGATATCAAAATACACGGTGTTCCAGTAGAGTTATATGTACAGGACGCTAAACAACCGGTTATAAGTTTAGGGGAATACAGTCTCAAAAAAGATAAATGGCTTAGGATCCCAACTAAACGTAGAGCAAATTTCGATCAAAATTCTACTAAAGCAAAATATGAAAAACTATTGAGTCTGATTGAGATTGCACTCAAATCAAAAAAGTATAGTAAAGTAAAGCATATAGCAGATACTATAAAAAGATATAGACAAGCAGGGCTAGACAAAGGTGGGGAGTTTGGCCCTGAAAATATAGCATATAAAGCATTACGTAGTCAAGGTTACATCACACAGTTATATAGTTTACGTGACAAGTTACATAGCGAAAAGCTAACGATAGAAACAATGTATGATGAAAGTAAGTTATTAGATAAACCTACACCAACAGTTGAAGAATTGATGGCTAAACATCGTGTAACTAAAGAGTATGTCCTTAAACAACTTGACAAAGGTATTAAAGTAGAAAAGGAACATACAGGTGATAGATTGCTTGCAAGAGAAATTGCGCTTGATCATCTAAGTGAAGATCCTAACTATTACACCAAACTTGATAATGCTAATCTAGAAGAAGATGATGAGTTTATTAGCGAGATAGCAAAAAAGCCAATAGTATTACCTCCCTTAACAGCAGATCGTGATCATCTAATATATGTTATTATAAATGATATTACTAATCAGAGATATGTTGGTATTACCGCAATGAGATATGGTGGTGATGTATATCTTACACTTAGACGTAGAATGCAAAAGCATTTACAACGTGCCAGATGTGAGACAAAAGATTGGGGATTGTGTAAGAGTTTGCGAGAATATGGTCCGGAAGCGTTTTCATTTGGATTGCTTGAAGTTATTCCAGGCAAGAAACCTGCTCATGGTAGAGAGACAGAGTTGATTAACCAACATAGTCCTGAACTGAACACATTCAAAGCCGGAAGAACTATTCCATTAGAAAAGATGTTAGAGCAAGATACAAGTACATATACCAACTTAGCTGAAGTAGATTCAGATGAAGGGGTGGCGGAAGGCACATTAAATG